CTGGGGATATACAAGACCGTTTTCAGTCGGTTGGACTGCCGTTGACCAAGACGGCAGATTTTACCGAATAAGAGAACTGTACGGCTGCAAGAAGAATCAGCCGAATACAGGTGTACGCTGGCCGATTGAAAAGGTGGCACAGGAAATCCTTGCAATTGAAAACAATGACCCTAAGATTAAGGGCAGACAGATTTATGGCGTTGCTGATCCAGCTATCTTTGCAGAGCAGGGCAGCGGAAAAAGTCAAGCCGCAACACACGCACAGTTGGGTGTGTTCTGGAACAAGGGCGACAATGCGAGAATTGCCGGAAAAATGCAGTTTCATTCAAGGCTTGCCTTTGATGAGGAAGGCTATCCGATGTTTCAGTGTTTCAACACATGCACTAACTTCATCAGAACAATTCCGAACCTGGTGTACTCGCAGATAGACACAGAAGATATTGACACAGAGGGCGAAGATCATATTTATGATGAAAGCCGTTACGGGATGATGACCTCAATTATTACCCCGAAAGAAGTTGTGCTGAGAAATGCAAGAACATTTGACCCGCTGAATTTAAGTCAGACACGATATTACAACAGATAGGAGATAAAAAAATAATGAAAGTTAAACGAGATGAAAATGGTATGATTTTGCCGGTTAAAAGCACCTATCCAGCTCTGGCCTCGGAGAAATCAAAGCTGAGCAATGTTTACGGTACAGGCAATAAGACTGATGAAGAACCGAAATCAGCCGAACAGGCAGAAAAAGAGAACGAAAGCAGCGGCAAGCCGATTGGACTTGACGAAATACACGAGGCCATGCAGACTTTCAGGAAGTATCAGAACAGCAAAAAGCAGTATGATGAAAGATTTAAGCAGGCTTTCAGAGAATATAACTTGCTTTACACAGAGGCGACTGCACCGCAGATTAAAACGGACGATAACGACAGGCCTCGAAAGGTGCTTGTACCGCACCGCAAAGGCGCACAGGCACTTAATGTCATAATGAACAAGCACGCTGACGCTATGGATAACTACCCCGAAATCATTTGTCTGCCGAGGTCACAGGACGATGAACAGGCTGCAAAGACACTCAACAGCGTAATACCGTGCATACACAAACGCAACGGATTTTTGAGGACATACTCAGATGAACAGCTTGATAAGTTTGTGGGCGGTTGCGGTTGTTACGCAGTATTGTGGGACAAGACCGCAGAAAACGGACTGGGTGACATTGCTATCAGCCGTGTTGACATTTTGAATCTCTTTTGGGAGCCACACATTGAAAGCATACAGGACAGTGCCAATGTATTTTTTGCCCGCTATTATGACGAGGACGGAATCAGAAAGGTATATCCCGAGCTCGAAAGCGTTTCGACTGCCTCTCTCGGACTTGTGGAACATGAAACATATGACAACAGTAATAAGTCAAATGATAAAGTAATCTTGCTTGACTGGTACTACAAGAAAAACGGCGAATTGCACCTCTGTAAATTCGTCGGTGAACACATTCTCTACTCATCTGAAAATGAGGGTAAGCCGATTTACAATCACGGAAAATATCCGTTTGTACTTGAACCGATGTTCAGACTGCGTGATACTCCCGTGGGGTTCGGCTTTATGGATGTTGTGAGAGCACCACAGAATCAGCTTGACGAACTTAAACACGATATGCTTGTGAATATCAAAGTCAACTCACAGCCGAGAATTTACTCAAATACAGCTGTCGGAGTGAACAATGACGATATGACCGACCTTGACAAAACGGTAATTGAGGTCAACGGACAGTTGCAGGGTAACATTGCACCGGTTGAATCAAAAGAGCTTGCCTCGGGCGCATGGAGCTTGTACGACAGGCTCTCTAATGAAATCAAAGAAACCTCTGCCACAAACGACGCAAGCAACGGAGCAAGTGCGGCAGGTGTTACAAGCGGTTCGGCAATTGCGG